CCATAATCCGAAGATTAAGGTTAGCAGTTGTGTTGATTGTGCTAACTCCCAACGCTGCCGAGGACATGCCGGTAGTGGTGCTACCGCCTGTACCAGAAGCAAAGTTGGCGTTCGCAAACACATGAGTACGAGCAGTAGCTTCATCTGTAAGCGATGCGTCAGACGCAATTATAAACAACTGTGAGGGATCATCATAAACGAAGGCTTTGACAGGGAAGTTACTGTCCGCACCCGACCCAGGGTAAAAATTGGAGAACACTGTCTCACCAGTGGTAGAGGACACATATTCACAACCATAAAATGCACCAACCAGACCTACAGTACCTCCAGCGTCAGCACCGACAATGTCGATAACACCCGCTGCAAGAGGGATAACCGGAGAACCTTGATAGATAGCATTAGAGTTGGAAGCGGCAATGCGATACTCAGTAGCACCAGTTGAGTTTACGTTCTGACCCATTTTTCCATAGGGACGTAAGCCAAATGCACCATTGATATTAGCCATTTTACTAACTCCAAATTATCGGAGACTACTTCTTTTCGCCCCCGAAGGTTACACGAGATTGCCTATCACTTGTGATGGGCATTGAGGGATGCTGTTCCCTCATCAAGTTTTCATCCACGGCTTTCATTTGATTGCGGGTCTGGTCCCGAAAATATTCAGTTCTTTCATCAACCGTTTCGATAGGCATACGGCAAAGTATCAGTCCACCGTTTCCTATCACACCCTGGTATTTACCGTCTTCTACGGTAGGAGCTTCGAAATCAGGATACTCGTCAGCCCGGACAGGTTCCCAACCTTCGCGCAATCTTGCGTGTAGATTGGTTTTATCGTCCTCGCCTCGAATGGCGGTCCGAACCCAACGGTGTACAAAACCTTCGGGTGCGGGTGGAGCTTCTAGCATACTGGGCGGAGCCCAAGGTTTCCTGCGCGCAGTGTTTTCGCGTGTCTGCGTCTCACGGGGTGTACGTTTTTTAGTCTCTGTCATGTCCTTACTCCTTCACATACTTTGCGTACTCTTCGAGCGGAACGCCAAGTTTCCTAGCAATTGCTACCTGTGAATCGGTAAGCTTGACAGTCCTGCGCCCCTTTTTCGATGCACGAGAAGAAGATGAATCAGCAGAGGCGACTCTGGCTCTTGTCTTCTCTTTCGGTGCTTCAAACTTATTAGGGAAATCAGCACGAAGTCGTTTATCAAGTTCACTATAGTAATCATCCGAGGATGCGTCAAACCCTTCCTCTTCGACAAGTCTCCTGTGAATACCAAATGCGGCATATGTCATAGACTCATCTTCACCAAACCAAGGGTTCTTATCCGCCCAGGCTTGCGCCTTGGGATCAGGTTGCGGTGCGGCGGCTTGTTGCACAGGTGCCTGTTGTTGAGGAGTTTCGACAGCTTGTTCGGCGGCAGCCTGTTCTTTTTCTATTTTTAATTTTGCTTCTTCGTATCTAGATTGCTCCAAAGCAAGTTGGCTAATTCTTTGTTGTGCCGCAAACAACGCCTCGGGATCTCCCTCCTCGTGCGCCGCTTTATAAGCCGCCTTCGCTGCTTCTACCTCACGTTCAATGCTGCCTCCATAGACACCAACGTAAGACTCTTCACGCTCTTTGAGTTGTTTTTCAAGATCCTTGTTTTGTTTTTGAACGTTTTCTGCAAACTCCACTGCCGCTTGTTTTTGCCGTTCTTCTTCTCGGTACTTCGCCGTTAGCTTGCGGATGCGGCGTTGCACACCTTCGGAGTAACTCTCCAACTCTTCGTCAGATTGTTCCCCTTCTTCTGCACTCGCCTCAACCTCTGGTTCTGACTCTTGCTCCGGCTCTACTTGAGTTTCTGGCTCTGACTCTTGTTGAGGCTCTTCAGTTTCTGCCGCCTCTTCCACAACCTCTTCTTCCAGTTCAATAATAGTTTCTTTCGTTTCTTCCTCTTGCATGGCCTTCTCCCATGTTTAAAAAATAATGTCTTCTGGATCTAGAATGGTTGCAATCACTTCATCATCATTAATGATGCGAACCTCTCCGCCATCCAACTTGAACCTAGACCCGGCGTATCTACCAATACAAACCCAATCCCCTTCTTTGCACCAAGGCTCACATTCCGCCCCAAACTTATCTGGGTCTTTGTAAGCGAGTGGGCCGACTTTAATAACGTAAGCAACAACCGTAGCAACAGACTCCCTGTCCCGAGTTTCGTCAGGAACATAGACACCACCAACCGTTTTCTCGCGTCCCTTGTAAGGCATCACAAGAACACGCCAGCCAGTGGGGTTCGGAACTCTTTCTTTTGCGGATTTGTCTTCTGCTTTTTTCTTAGCTTGTTTTTGCGCGACTATATAGTCAGGAACGATCAACCTCTGCGTCATCGTCAAACCTCTTCAGCAAGGACTGTAACTCCTCCACGGCAAACGAAAGTCCTTGTATTTCGCCAACCACAGCACGGTAGTGTTCCATGTCCTTTACGTTGCCACTTGTGATGGCAACAGACAAATCCTCGACCCGTGACTCGAGAGATCTTTTAAACTTGGTGATGAACTCGGGTAGTGTCACTTAATACCCTTGAATCCCACACCTCTTATAGCGGCACCAGTGCCACGAATTGTACCACGACTAGGACACTTGCCGCCTTTTGCCATGCCTCCGTTTCTAAAGCCCATACGAGCTACAGCCTTACGGCCTTTTGGCGACTTGGCTAGTTTCTTCAGACCTTTGTTCGGAAGTTTGTCGATAGGTGTCTTGAGAACTTCGCCACCCTCTGCAAACATTCCGCGCAAGTTCTGTTGTCCAGCAAATGGATTACCGCCTGTCTGAGGAGGTCTTCCACCAGTAGCTGCTGTACCGCCTCTTAGATTCTTGGTTAAGTTTACACGATCTGCCATATCTGTCCTGTCGCGCCCGAGACTTGCATAGAAACCAGGATCTCTGCTCCCAGGACGCATACCTGTAGGACGACCCATAGGACCAGGAGACATTCCTCCGGGAACACGATCCAACTGACCCAACATCGCTCCTAAACCCATGCCAGCACCACCAGGGCGACGACCACCAGGGCGTGCTCCAGGATAGCGGTTAGCTAGAGTTTTTTGTAGTTGTGCAATCATAGTGGGGTTGGCTGCCTTGAAACCAGCTTGCGCCAACTTTGTAGGAATTTTAGCAAGAGGTCGTGGCCTCGCGGCTCCAGGACGACGAACACCCGGACGACGACCACCCGGACGAAAACCAGGGCTACCGAGGACACCGGGACGTATTATTCGTTTTTGCATATCATGCTCCTATAAAACTATTACGTTACACTAACCTGTTTTGTTTCAGAAAGTCTAGCTTTGTTGCCCCAGATTTGAATAGTGACCCTTGGAAACATTGCTTGTGAAGAAATAGTTGTTACCAAGTGTCTTTCTTTTTGATCGTTTACAACAAGCGTATTTCTGGTAGGAACGATCACGTTTACGTCTTCATCTTCATTTCCGTACACAAACAAGCCGCCGTGATTTAACGGGAAATCATTTAAATAAAGCGTAGCACCAACATCGTATGATGCATCGTTGTGAGAACCAATTCCACTGTTAGGACCCCAGTAATAGTACTGAAACATAATTTCGGGGGTTCCTTCCCAAACCCAAATTAATTCTTCTATTTCAGGCAATAGCCGGTCAACAACCTTGGAAGGAACAGGAGCAACAAAAGGTGAAGCAGTTTGCCCGTCTCTAAGAACGTCGTCCCACCACATAAAGGCTGGCGAAAATTCACCGTGATCAAGTTCACTATATGCGTCAGTGCAAAAACTAATTAGTTCTTCTGACAGTGCATCTCTGATTATTTTCATTTGTTACGAGCTTTGTCTATCGCCCGTGAACCAAACCAGAAGCTGATAATCGCAGCAAAGATAGCTTTGGTATCCTCGTCCCAAAGCACATTGAGAGATTCAGCCACACTCAATCCACTGTTCAGTGCTTCGCGCAACAACGTAATCTCAATTGCTAGAAACAAACCAAAGAAACAATAGGTGATCACCGGACGAACAGAACGTTGCAAAGCAGAAATAATCCCAGTACCACTGTTGATACTCATGTCATGCTGGATCAGTCGGTCATGCTCTTTGTCAGCAGCCTGTGCTTCAAACGCTTTCAACTCATGATCGAACCCTGCTTTACGCAGTTCTGCCATAGTTTTCATCTTCTCAAGCTCAAACTTCTGATCGTTCTTTTGCTTGAAATGATCTGCAAGTGCCGGAGCCGTGCTACTGGCAAAGCCGATCAGAGAACCGATTACACTAAGCATCATTAATACCCTTTAAATCCTTTGTTTTTTGAATCCCATTCTTTCTTTAGTCTTCTTTGTTTTTTTCTCATCAAGCTGTATTGTCGATACTTGTTTATCGGGCCGTTGTATTTATAGATTACTTTCGGTTCATCCATGCTGTTGTACCCATGTAGGTTCCAACCACCCCTGCCTGTGCAATGTAAAACAAACCCAAAAGATCAGCTAAACCAGCGACTCGGCTGTCAGAAACTATGGGCGTAAACAGAACTACGCTTGCAACAATCATGCTAGCCATTGCAGTCCACGCCATGAACTGTTGTGCCTTGGCCTTTTCTTCGCGCAGTTCCAATTCGACCATTTCTTTTTCACGGGCGATTTCGGCATCTGTCACGATTCCATCACCGTCAAGATCATGAGCCTCGTAACGGCTACCGGTTTCAAATTTTTTATTAGTCGCCATCAACAACTCTCAGTTCTACAGGTTTGTTGTCAGTTATGGTCTGCACTCTTTTTTGTATCTCACTTAGAGATACGCCTTTTTGATGCCACTCATGCATCTTTTTCTTGATTTTGTGGTACTTCCCCCAGCGACCAGCCCAAACAGATGTCATCTTTTCTTCTTTCTTTTTGAACTTACAACTTTTTTCAAAGTCCTAGCCTGACGCGCATGTGTCCGAGATGCCTTGTTCAGATCTTTGATTACCTTGTTCAGAGTGCGTTTGGTTTTTGCGCTTTTCATCGCTTGTTCATCTCCTTCATGACGGCAATGTCTTCTTGCGTTTCAATACGCTCTCTGTTTACTGCCGCACGATCTTCTGCAATATCCCGCGTGGCTTGCAAACGTTCTTGTGCTTGCTGTGCCTGTTGCGCGATTCTCGCCTGATCCAGCATGGCATCGACCTGATCTTTCTGAGATTTACGTTGCTGGTCAGCAGCTTGTAGTTGAACCTCTGCCTGACGAATACCAACCAACGGATCTTCTGGTTCTGGCGGCATCAGTTGTGGCTGTAGATCAACCGTGATTTCTGCAACTTTAGAGGCAATCATTGCTTGAATCTGTGTCTCATCCATTTGCGGCGGCTGTATCATTTGAGGTGGTACACCAGCAGCCATCTGTTCCTGCATGAACTGTTGCATCTGTTGCTGTATCATCATCTGAACTTCTTCTTGAGCTTTCAGTGCAATACGCTCCTGTATGTTTCCGAGAGTTGTTGAGAACACCATCGGGTTCTCTTTGATTAGCGGCATCGCCATAAACTGTATGTGAGCCGCAATATGCGCGTCATGATTCTGACCCGGGAATGCCTGTATCTTCTCGCCTTTCAACAAGTATGCGTGTTCCGAAGCAGGGTCTAGTGGCATAGGCTCTGGCTCCGGTTGAAGAATGCTGTCGATGTTCTTGACCTCAAGAGCCTCGTACATACGACGATACGCTTCACGGATGTTGTGAACTTCAGGATTACTTTGTGCAAGCTGTAGCTGTGTTTGTGCAAGAGACAAACGCTGTGCCATCGAAAAGATATTCGGATCAGAAACTGGCAGTATGTCTATACGATCATCAAAATCCTGTGGCAAAGCCTGTGGCGGCACCTCAACCGCATACGGATACTCCTCAACCGAGTCTGCAATAATCGCTGACAGAAGTCGGAACTCCTGTTTCTGTGCATAATGCATACGTTTGTGGATTGCGCTCATCACTCGAGAGCCACGCTCCAACAGTGCGACAGTGGTGCCCACCGGAGCTTGCGTATTCATGTCACCGATTTTGTTGTCAGCAATCGCGGCATATGCTCTGCCACTGTCAACCAACACACCTAAAAGCTGTGCCAATGTTCCCGATGGTTCTTTATATGGCAAAGGCTGAATGGCAGAACGAATGTCCCCACCAGGAGCGTCAATGTCTCTGAACTCACCAGGTTGAATAGGTTCATCATCATTTCTGATACGCGTTCCGCGAGACTTGAAACCAGCCGGTAGGTTTGACAGCGTACCCGCATCGATCAATTGACGCAGTATCGATGTCGCCGCACGAGACAGACCACCAATCATGTGGATCAAACCAAAGCCATAGAACCCAAAACCCGGTAAAAACTTGTAGTGGACAAAAGACTGCAACGGTTTTTGTTGCGGATCTTGTTCGTCCCAGTTACGAGCAAGAGACAAAATCTCACCACTGTTTTTTTCTATCGTAACAACGTAAGGCAGCTTCAGTCCGGTAGGTTCACCGTCACTGTCCTTGTCTTCAAAACCGGGGAGATCAAGATAGGTATGCACTTCGTAAAGAGTGTACATGTCATCGTCACTCGGGGGACGAAGACCAGAGATCTCGTTCATCTTCTCAGTGACTTCGTTCTCTTCATTCGAGTAATTGCTAGACAAGTCCACTTCACGGTAAATTGTGGACAACTGCATCTTTACGATGTCGTTCTCTGACATCTCAAGAACATGTGTAATGCGCTCGGCAGTGCGAATATCCGTGGCTGAGTAGTTCACAACCAGATCTTCGGCTGGTACAAACTTGGAAACAGCGCGTCGTCTGGTGATGTCATAGTAAACTTTTTTGAACGTTGAACCCGCCAACGGCAGATAGAACAACATCTGATCCATGTCAGGATCATACTCTTCCATGACCTCGGTGACGTAATAGTTCATGAAGTCTTTGACACGTTTGGCCTGTGCCATGACTTCAGGTGTTTCTGCACCAATGACCCTAGCACGAACGGGGCCGCCAGCCGGCAACATTTCCTTGTATGCCTGTGATTGGAACTGCGTAACCGATTCCGAAATCAACGGATGTGTTACACCACTTGCACCAGCAAAAGGCTCGTCACGCTCTTCATAGTTGATGCCAAGCAAACCAAGACCCTTGGCAAGCGCATCTTCCCACTCGCTTCGTGACTCTATGTCTTCTTCAACCTTCGAAAGCAAGTCAGAAGAAAGTTCGCCCAGAACAGAATCGTCAAGTATCTCTGCAAGATTTGCTGTGTGACTGTACTCTTCTGCCAGAACTTCCTGACCCTGCTCAGATGGATCAATAAATTCGGCACTACCGTCCTCGTTCATTTGAAGAACAAGATCCTGAATAGCTTCGTCGCCAAGATTGGGGGCTTGTCCCTCAATCTCTACGACTACGTCATCGGGAGTGTCCATGGCCGGTCCACCCGCTCCCATCGCTGGGTCAACCATACCGCCTGTATTTCTACCTGTTTGAGACATTGTCTTTTATAACACCTCTCTTGCCATGGCACCAATGCCATCATGAATCTTAACGGCACCGCCTTTTGCAAACTTGAGTTTTACATCACTTGTGTTGGCTGTCATCTTTTCTTGAAATATTCTCAAAAACTCTTGTTTCGTAGAAAACGGATCAGGATATTCGTCGCTTATCTCTTGTATGACATCTGCGACCTTCTGTTTGTATTCGGGCGTAAGTCGAACAAAATATGAAGTATCGGTATCTGCTCCTGCTGCCCTCGGCGCGTCCAAAACGATTTCTTCAACAGTAAACACACCCGGGTTACTTTCCGTAAAAGCATCTATCGCAGTCTTCTGACCCACGTTGTACTGGTTTGTCAGTTCTTTTGATCGAGTAAAATTATGCGCTTGAGCTTGTATGGATCCACTCGGGAAAATTACGCCTTCTTTAAGCTTAGTGATTGGATTGGCGGGTATGTCAAAAAACTCAATCGAACCACTAGTATTAGCTATAGGAAGTAACAACTCGTCCACAACTCTAGTAGCCAAAAACTCTGACAAGAAAGCCTGAGATGTCTGAGAGAAGCCTTCAGCAATACTAGAGAACGGCGGATCTACAAGAAGCTCTCGTTCAGCTAAATCGTCAATCTGTTTTAATCCTGTATCAAGACCTTCTTGCGTACCAAACTTCTGTAGTAGTCTCGCCTTTTCTGTATTCAACTCGTCAATCGCTTCGAGTCGTTCAGCATCCATAAATGCTATTGAGTCGATATCATCCCGATATTTTTGAAGTGCGTCTTCTCCAAATCCAAATCCTTTAACTAAATCGCTCCTAAACTGATTGACCAACGCTCTGGCTGCAATCGGATCATCGGCCGCAGCAATCATGTCATCTAAAGATTTATTCGAGCCGCCTGAAATAAAATCAAGAGCACCGTCCAAACTTTTATCCTCGGCATCAAAGAAATAACGAGCAGCATCACCCAAAGGATTATCAGTTGTATCGGAAATATCTGGGAAAGTTTCTCGCATACGGATCTCATAGGATCGCACCGTATTAGGTAACTCATTTCTGAGTGGACCGAATATGGCAAACTTAGCACTTCTGAAAAGCTCGTTTTGTTTTTCATTTTTTGCTACGGTAATAGCAGATTCAAGATCATCAACTTTTACTTTTTTGTCCCGATATGCTTGTGCATCTACATCAAGTAACTCAATAGCATCACGGTCTAGAATGTCCTTGGCTCCGGTTGACGAGAGATTTGCCTCCGCTCTACCAATAGAACCGACAGCCTCGTTAACCTCAGTGGCAGCCAATCTGATATCATCAAAAACAAAAGCAGTGTTGGCCCGATCATTAGCCATTTCCACAATGGCTTGAACACCGTCTTCTGACTTCATGGTTCTAAAAAAGTCTTCTGCATCCACGCTGACACCTTCGTCTAACCGAGCAAGAGGTCGGCCGGGCATCAAACCTTCTCTAATTCTATCATCAGCCGTTCCTACAAAGTCGGGATCATCTAAAGATCGTTCAAGATCATCAAGCTGGCGTCGAACCATTTGTGGTGTAACATCTGGTCCAAGTTCCGTATCGATAAAGTACATAAGACCCGCAACCAGATCTGTTTCCTGATCCGTTGCGTCTGGATTCACACCAGAAGGACTGATGTATTCTGAGAAAACTCTTCGTGCTGTAGGTGAGTTTTCTGTTGCTGTGTTAAAAGTGTTTCTTACGGTTTGACCGTAATTATCTTTTCTTTCACTGTATCTTCGTCTAGCGTTTTGCAATACGTTAGCTTTATCTAAACTTGCAATACCGCGGTCCTTGTTTCTTTCTGCCAAAGTCCTGACCGCTCGATCACCTTGAAGCTCTCCTATAATATCCACTGGTAGATAAGGGCCATCTGGATCGTTGATGTGATTTGGGTTGTATCTTCCTGGAATGACCCTAGTGTGCAAGACAGCGTTTTCGGAGGACACTCCTCCATGTGAAGCCGACACCAGGCTAACATTCGAAGGCTGGTCTGGATAACGCGCAGTAAGAGTAAACGCTATCTCTTCCTCTTTCGGTGCTGGTATGACTTGATTAAGGTTGAAGTCTGGTCTTTGCATACCTTCGTAATTTGTTCGAGTAAGTCTTGTAAGACCAATCCGAGGGCTTTTTTGTTTGACCACATTCATCAAGTCATCGACTGTGTACAAACGCGAAGTGTCGCCACGAGATCCAATAAAGTTTGGATTATCTCGGTTCTCGTCAATCAACTTTCTTAAACCAGATTGATCATACGCAACCTTATTGACACCCTTCTGTTTTAGTAAAAGTTTTTCAAATTCTTCGCCACTTAGGTTTCCTTTAGGAAGCTTCAAATCATCCAAGCCACGACTAACGGCCGTAGACACCTGAGTATTTATAGGTCTTTCATTGTCAACCTCAATCGGAAATTCCGTTCTTGAGGGTTGACCTTTAGTTCTAGTACCAAGATCCGAGATTCCCGCTCTATCAGACGGGACTAAATCAACAGGATCCGCTGTTGGCTTTGCATCTTTTTGAAGACGTTGCATTTCAGCAAGCTCTGATTTCAACTCTTCAAAACGAGCCGCCTCTTCTTGTGTCGCGCCCGGTGATTTTGCCTTTTTAGCAGCTTCTCCCAGTTCCCGTTTCTTCGCTTTTATTTGAGTGTTACTTGGAACATTAGTAGGGGCAGAGTCACCGCCGCCACCAGCAACCGGCGGTGGGTCGCCCTCAATCGTCAAGGCTGATGGATCCTCCCCCATCTGTGCAGCTTTAGCAAGACGAGCCGCCTTCGCCGCACCAAAAAGACCACCAACAATAGGAAGTGCACCCAGACTTGTTAAACCCGCACCAACATAATCGCCCTCCCTAAGAGAACCCACCACCGAAGGTAGATTTTTATCAGGGTTAAAAGGATCAGGGTAATAACCAAAAGCTTCTGTAATACCGGCAAGAGTTCCGACATATGGATCGGGCGATACCAAAGCTCCGAGTAACGCGGCTCTCTCAGGATCTTCCTCTATGAAATCATACGCGGATAAAGCTCCTTGGCGCACGGTTCCCGGGACTGAGCGAACGTCTGCCAGAAGCTGTTCTATCCCCTGCGAAGGAGTTAGAAAATCTGTCCGTGCTCTAGATCGAAGTCTTCTACGCGCCGCTGTCATCTAGATAACCTAAACCAATTTCACAAAACCAACAACGGCAAGAACGAACAATATGGCAACTGTTAAGATGCTGCCAACAACCAGTATTATTTCGTCACGTTCTTTTTTCTTTTGCCGTGCGATCCGCTTTTCTTCCGCGATCCTTTCTTTTTCTTCCCTGATGCGCTTGTTTTTTTCGGCAATGATTTGTCTCCAGGTTCCGTATCCGAACCGGTTATCGATAAGAATTTGCATATCGCGGAGTTGTTCCTGCGCCAGTTTTGCATCGATAACGCTGTGCGCAGCATCTTTAGTCTGCCCAAGAATGCTTTTACCGCCAAACCTTTCTTGTTGAACTTGTTTTTCACCCGCAAAAAGTCCATCTATCGCTCCTGCAATGTCCGATATTGAATTAGCTGTATCTATGTTCGATTTTATAAAATCCACTGATTTTTGCACAAGCGCAATACCAGCGAGTCCTGTCGAAATGGGGTCCATACGGATGCTCCATCAATAGTACACCCTCCTTTTGGAAGGGATGTACACTTCGGGTTCATCCTCCTCTAGATTGACCAAGCCCCCCTCACGAAACCGGATCAATGCCATAGTCATACTATCACAGAAGTCATCATGCTCTCCATTAGGAAAAGAAGCAACCTCTTCAATGACTTCTTCTGCAAAAGTTTTGTTTGGTGCCCACACACGACCCGCTTCAAAGATTGGAGCGACCATGTGCATACGCGTAGTTTTGTCGATACCGCCACCACGTTTCCTCCGACCCGGAGAATAAGTAAGAACAGGTATGTTTATCCGTAAGAGCTCGTCGGCAAGGGGTAAACCAGACGCTTTACCCTCAATGAGAACCATGTCCGGTTCCCAATATTCGTACTGCTCCAACGCTTCGTCCTTCAGTTCAGGAAAATTGTACCGACCTTTCGTTGCATCCAGCAAAATCAGGTGTTCAACACCGTCTTCGAACGGATCAAACACGCCCCAAGTCGTAATCGCCGTGTAATCAGAGGTTTCTTTCTTGGAAAACGCCGTATCATACGACTGTAAAATGTAATTGAGCCGTGGAACGTTCTCTTTTTCCCACGGTTGCCACCATTCTCGCTTGATCATGGCGACTTCTTCGGCCGTAGGATCCTGTTGCCACTGTGCGTTCCACTTTGTTGGCGACAAAGACGCTTTTACAGACAAAAGTTCGTCTTTTTCCCAAAATTCAGGCCACAATGGGTTCCCAGACGGCATAATTGCAGGAAATTCTATGACTTCCCACTTGTCAGACAGCACATCTTTGCCCTGATCAGCCAGTAACCGGCCGGTCAAATCCTTCATTGACCACCGTGTTTGCACAATAATGATGGAACCACCAGGCTGAAGACGCTGTCGGGGGCCAGATGTGT